AACACATTGTTTTCCTTTAAAATGTTTATTATCTGGTTGTACACGCTTTGCAATCCTTTCATACTTTCTCATTCCTCGCTTTACTCAAATATAGATATAAACCACCATGAAAGTTGTTTAAAATGTTGTATAATTTTTTACGCTTATTTTTGTAAACCACCATCAAAGTTGTTTACCCGTTAATTATGCCTTGCTTTTTATCGAGTAGCCTTTTCATTGCTGCAATCCGTTTAACATAGTATTCCTGCAATTTGTGTTCTTCTGCGTATTGAGCTTCAAGACTTCGATTAAGCATTTCTAAATCCTTAATTTTATCTCTCAAAAAGTCCATTTCAGATATCACTTTAACATCTCCCTTTCGTATTAGATTTAGATTATGCAGGAAAATCTTTTTTCCATTCTGTTGATTCAAGCCTTTTCGCTCCGCAATTATACATAAATTCCGCCTGTTTTCCGTCTTTGTCCTCGACAATTAAAGAATATTTATGCACTTCGACAACTCTCACCAAGTCTCCGATTTTAGCAAATCCGGGCGCACCTTCTCCAACAATTTTTAGAATATCTCCGTTATATGTTTCTGAATATTTAATCATTTTTCCTCCCTTCCTCGTACTTCATAAGTGCGTATAATCAACGTCTCACGCACTAACCACCCCATGTGGATAAGCACAGGCTTCTGACATGATTTCCTCCCTTTGTATGTAATCTTCTCTCGGTATTGCATCCGTGTTTCTACTGCACATATCTTCTCCGGTAAATCTGTTCACATAGTCATTTGGTTCTGTGCATTTTCCGTCAATATAATATTTACAGCATATTAATTCACATCCGCTCATTTCAACCCTCCTTCACAATAGTTTTATTATGCGAACTCGATATACTCATAACCTTTGAACAATCCAGTATTCGGTTTCTCAATATGGAACGCCCAAACAGGGCAACTTCTTTTATGTTCCTTATATTCAAGCCACCACCCAACCTGCGGCTCACCGTCTTCATTTATTCCTGCTCTATGTCTTACAAAAGCATCACAGACCGCAATTAAACATCCTTTCCCTTTAAGGTAAGATTTTTCGAGTTTATAAAATTCGATTGCTTGTTCCTTGGTGTATTTTTCTTTACTGACAGCAAAATCATCATATCCGCCATAAAAAGATTCATAATCAAATTTACTCATTTCAACCCTCCAATTTCCTCCACATAATCAACGGTTTCTGTCACATAGGTTTTATTTTGTGAATTATTAATTCGGATCTACTGCATATAAATCCTGTGGGCTTGCAGGTCTATACAATCTTGCAGGAACCCAGATCCAGTTTTCCATCCACCAAATCAAAAATTCCGTGTCATTACTAAATCCATTTATCCTAACTGCATAAACTTCTCGGATGTATGTTTTTCCGTCTTTTTCTGCTACTACCTTAAACATTTATTTATCAACTCCTTTACCGTAGTCACGGCATCTACCGTATCATCGGTTTATTTTGCATCTTAACCTAATAGTTCGGGGTTATCGTGGATATTTCCGATAACCTCACATTCGCTCATGTATACTTCTTTCAAAATATGAGCTATTCCGTCAGGAAGTGGCGACCACATTTTCCCTTCTCTAATTTCCTTTAAGGCACAGAATTTACCATTTTCAAAAACTACTTGTTCCACAAAATCAGCTTTCTGTGCATTCTTATAATGGGTTTTTACGATATCGCCTTTATAAATCTTTCTGCCGTTCTTGTCTTTTAGCCCTGTGTATTGGCCTACGGTGGAGGGGTCAACTTCGTAAAATTCGGTCATGCCCAAAATATGATCGTGCAAAACCAAAATGTATGGTATGCCTGTGAATCCCTCAAAATAATATCCATACACCCATTCGCCATTGTCAACACGCTTTCCCCTAAACTTAATCTCTCTCATTCCGATCCCTCACTTCCTAATACCTTGTTGATTTCGGCAATAGCATCTTCACACTCTCTATATGTCGGAGGGTATTTATTGTGATTCGATAAGTCTGTATGCTTTTTATATATTAGTTCCAGTGCTTTCTTCGCCTTTTTTAGCGCCTCTATATCAGTCGGATTGTGAAAGTTCGTTACCTCTTGTGCATTACTAAATAGTTCACTTAGGCAGGCTTTTAATTCTTCATTTTCACGCTTTAGTTGCTCGTTCTCCTGCTGAGTTTTTGTCAACATTTCAATCCCTCCTACGTATTGATAAAATCATCAACCTTTGTTGACATTATGGACATTTTTATAATATTAATTGGAGGCGGCGGCTACCTCCTTACAATATGCAATATGTAGTTTAAACTTTGGAGGCGTTCACCTCCTTATAAATTTATTTTTTGCCGCCAATTTTAAACTAATCAAGAATATACCATCTACCGTCTTTAAAGGCTTTGCGGTCAATACCATGTTCGGGGACGACCTTCAAATAGGGGAGTAATCCAAAGCGTAACCCATGCATTTGGATAAATTCTTTATAATTATTCTCAAAATCAATCCATTCGACTTTTATGTTTTTACCGTTAATCCACGCCTGGATAGCTTCTTGCCACGGCACAGATTTTGGGATTTCTTCAAGGTGTGTATCACCGAATGCAATCAAATGAAGATAACCGCCATTGACTTCACCTATAAAATGACCGTGAGTATTATCAATCATAACCTTATATCTTTTACCCTCATACTCACTTGGGTTTTGCCTTGCTTTTCTCATCAATTCACTTGCATATATGCTCATTCTTTTTTAACCTCGCTTTCCGTCTTGTATTCCACCAAGGGTGTTTCAATTTTTTTAAATGATAACAATGTTTGTTTAAACATTCCTTTTTTGTCATGTGTTTTACAGTCAGATACATTCGATGTAATTTGCAGTAAGCGACCGGATTCTTTACCCATCTCATTTTTTATCTCCGTCGCTTGCCGAATACAAAACCAACGAATATGAAAAATGATATTAATAAAATTACTCCGACCGTTAATGCTTCTCCGTTTGTTATATAAAGGTTAAAATCAATTCTATACCACGGTGTATTCCACCAAGTTTGTTCAATCATCTGATCCACTCCTTTATTTCGTTCGGTCTAAAACATTCTCTAAAAGTACCGCCTTTGCCTTGAAATTCTAATACTATGAAATATCCCTTCGGATGTCTGTATACTTCTTTTCCAAGGCGATAAAATGCTTTCTTTTGGCTCGGATGACTTATAGCTGAGTGAGAAAATTTTACTTTATAAATCATACCATCGCTCCAATGCTTTTATAATATCTATAAATTCTTCAATCGTTCTGGGGCAAAAATGCAATCCCGAATTCGCTTCAATTCTTTTCTTGTGTAGCCTTTGATCCGGTTGCATACCGTTTTTATCTATTTTTAATTCAAAAGCTATAAATTTGCCTTTGATGCAGGCTATGAGGTCGGGAGCGCCCTTAGCGCCCCAACCTCCGCCGTGAATGTTAATGTAATAAATGTTTTTGGCTTGCAGATAGTTAATACATTTTTGTTGTAATTTACTTTCCCTCATCCGAGAATCGCATCCAGATCTACTTTACCTTTACTTGCTGGTTTAGTTGTCATTTTTACCGGAGCAGATTCACTTTTTTCAAATCCAGAAGCAGGGGCGTAATCATTTAGCTTTGCGAATGTTACTGTCTTTTTTGGATCTTTATTGCTGGGTACTTTTGTATGAGATACTGTAGCTTTGATATAGCACCCTGCAAGGTCGTTATGGTCAATCTCGTCCAGATTGAAATTGTTGAGTGCCGTTTTAGCGAAAAAGCTAAAAGCGTTTAAAGCTCCTTCATTAATTTCCCCCTCATTGTTAATGAGAGAAAACCTTTCAATATGTTTCTGCCCGCTGGCTGTCACCAGTTCCGCTTCCAATTTTCCAAAGTCCTCATCGTAAGTAACTTTTGTAATTTTGAAAATATTTTCTCCCTCTGGGATAGGGGAGAAGCCTTCTGATAATTTAATTTTTGCCATAGTATTTTAATCTCCTTTCCTATTAGTCTTAATGCTTAAATATATTGCAAGCCCTAATAGTAGACTTACTAACACAGATACAGTACAAAAAACACCCATCCAAAACGGATTTACATACATGATTTATCAACTCCCTATTTGTTTTCTTTAATCCAGCCATAGAAACATTTATCATTGCAGAAGTCATACCATTCTCCATCAATTTTCCTTGAAACCCAACCCATGTCCTTTAATTCTTTTTGAGCAATAGTGAAATTCGGCCCGTCGTCAAATTCAATACATTCAGTTTCACTACAATAATCACATTCGCAGACGATTTCACCCTCCCCGTGGCGTAAACCCCATTCTATTTGTTTGCTCACGTTGATTCCTCCTTCTTAATCAGAGCTTGAGTGAACCGATAAGTAGCCTTTGGTTTTGAATATTTTTCAAGTAACCCGTCTTTTTTGAGAGTGTCCTTGTCTATTTCGATACTCTCAGATTTACTTAGCACCCATTCATATTTTTGTCCGGTAAGAGCTACCTTTTTATCACCATCTCTAAACTGTTCCATACAATGTTTTTTGAGGACTTCTTTAATTTCTTCCAACCGTGCTTCTTTGTCGGCAATCTTATCTTTTTTGATTGCTTCAATTTCATCTTTTAACCTTTCACCTTCCGACAGCAATCCCTGAATGTCAGTGTTCGGCGTGAGAGTATTCTTTCTGAGTTCTTTCAGAATGTCAGCGTCCTTCGTTTCATCAAAGGCTGGTGAGATGCCTACTTCAACATGCTCTTTCCACCAAACCAAAGCTCTATTCATATGGTTTATGAAATGGGGGAATCTTTCTGACACTTTAAATTCGTCAATTATGGTATTATCTGCTGACGGTACAAAGTTCTTAGGATGTTCATAGTCGGGTTCTTCGAGAAAACTCGCTACCATCACTACATCGTCAATCCCCAAAAGATGGGCGTATAACGCAGCTTGTATAGCGTAATATTCCGGTGCTCCTTTAGTCCAGTCCTCAGCTCTTTTGGTTGTCTTTATCTCAATTACGGATGAGATTTTGCCATCTTCGTAATAGAGGGCATCCCACATACCGCCGAATACTTTTTCTCGCGGAAAGAAGTCACCATATGTTTTTTTGAAATAATCTTTTCCGTAAATGTCAGTGGGTGATTTTAAACCGCCAAAGAAATAAACTTTGTTAAGATAGTCGATGATTTTAGGTTCAATTGTTTTACCGGCTATAGTGTACTTATTATCAATAAACGGTTCTTCGTATGTACGAGTAATAGCACACCATGTTTTAAAGGGCGTGTTCCACCTATCGAGTTCCAGTACGGACGCCAACCTTGTTCCGGTTATTTTTTTTGGTTTCTTCGGCGGATCGATTTTAATTTGATTAGTTTTTAACCATTCCATTCAATTATCCTCCTCTACCGGTTCGTAAGTCATTTCAAAAATATCAGGTTTACATGGATATATTTCACCTTTAACCCCTTTAATGATATAATCATTAAGGTTAGCAATATGGTTTCCCTCAAGTGTTTTAATCTCCATATTCACTTGATTAGTTCCGATGTTGTTAAACCAAACTGTTCCGTTTTTAATTGCTTCTACAATCCATTCGGGATCTTCAACCTGATTGTGGTTACCTGTCCATTGGAACGCATCAATTACGACCGGTTTTTTCCGATATTTAGCCATTTATTGTTCTCCTTTCATAGGTTAAGAGTGGGGGAGAGAAGTCCTCCCCTCACGATGCTTCTTTCTGTTCTCCGTTTGTTACTTCGATCATTTCACCAACTTTGAGTATTAACTGTTCACAAGCTTTTTTAGTGATATTGGTAAAATTATCTGTTTTTTCAGCTATAGCGGCTATAAATTCTTCTTGCTCAGGATCGGCCTCTCTTAAAAGCTTGAGAGCTTTTTTCAAACTGTTAATCTGCATTTTTGTAGCTTTACCGTCTTTGTCGATAAGTCCTTCTTTAATTTCCTCGCGCTTTTCGGGTGTAGGAGGTATTTCGGTTTTCGGCATTTCGTCCTTATCGTTCTCCGGCTCCATGTCCTCAGCAACGTTAAAGTTGGATGCCAAGAAAAATTTATGTCCACCTGTAACTGCTTTGTAGAGAGCCTTATCGCCGTTGTCTGCACCGGAACCAAAGAAAGTATATTCTTCTTTTTCGCCTGTTTCTGGATCGATCAGTATGCCTATAAACTTGCAAAGTACCAAGTGCATTTTGTCGCTGATTTCCGGAACGAACTGATAATCAACAGCGTCCATTTTCCAAATCAGCCCTACTTGCTTGAGAGCTTTTTTGAAATTGTTTTTGTACTGTTTTTCGGTTACATATTTGTAGGATTGATACCGATTAACGCCGTCTTTTTCCCATGAGAATTCTCCCATAATGTCCTGTAATAATTTGAGTTTTTGATAGAAGGTTAATCCTTCGGTTTTTGTTTCTTTAGTTGCCATTCTAATTGACCTCACTTTCATCAATATCTTTAAACATCTCGGTAATTGCAAGTAGTGATCCGTAACGAGTGAAAGAGGTAAAACTACCAACGATTCCAGCGGATATATCGTCGCCGTTTGGTATTGCAAACAATATACCCTCGCCTGTTAAAATATTAACTTCCTCACCGTGCTCAATAGTAACTTTGACCATTTGTTTGTCCTCACTTTCTTAAATTTTTATAAGTAAATTGATTTATCAATTAACTTCGTTTCCCCAACAATCCCAACCTGGAGCTTGTTGACGAGCAAATAATTCAATTCTCGGCAAATCGCCAAGTAGCTGAATAATTTTGCCCCTGGTTTCATCCGGTTTTTTGGAATGTTTTTCTACAGGAGTATCAATTATTGAATGAACACTTGCATTAATTCTTTTTGGACTCCCTTTTGTAGCCAGTAAACATAATTCTGCATTTGCTCTTGTCCACCCTCCCATTCCCCAAAACCATGAGTTTGATTTTTTATTACGTTTAATCCATGTAAACGCACAGGTTTTGTATTCAAATCCCCACGCTTCGATTACTTTAAAACACACGTTGAGCTTTGGCATTGTTATCCATAGAAATAATGCACAGTCTTTATCAGCTAATTTTGAAACGGGTAATTTGCATATATTTTCAATACTCATAACTGGATATTTACAACATGCCCCCCTGTTTCCGGCTAATGCTTTATCTCTGTAACTCCACGGCGGATCTGCATAAATAATGTTATACTTTTTGCTTGTGTTAAAAATATCTGTAATCATGTCATAGTCCTTTCCCGTCAGAAAGGCTACCGGTATTTAAAGCACTACCTATGACGTTTACTCTAATAGTTTTAAAATTTGTTTTTTCAGTCTGTTCAGCTTTCGCTTATCAATTTTCTTTGGTTTGATACCGAGAAAATCATCAATCATTTTTTTAGCTTTTTTGATGTAAAACTCCTTATCAATGACATTAATGTTAAGTTCGTTTCGGTTGTCAATGATGCAATGTTCCGGTAAATTCTCAATTTTAGCTGGTCGGTCTGTTTCTTTATGTACTTTATAAAGCGTTCCATACCGTTTATCTTTAGTCGCATATACACGATTTACTTTTTGCACTGGAATTTCTTTACCATCTATCAACTGATACACTCTGCTGTACTTACTGCTCGCTTTAGCTATAAACTGAAATTCTAAAATGTTATTGCAGTTATTAATTGTTTTTTCTACCGGCGTACCTTTTGTGAAACAGTCGATTATGGCCTGTTTCACGATTGTATAGTTGTTGTTTATGTTCCAGGCCCCTTTTTCGGATATACCGTAGTTTAAATATCCTCCGACCGTTTTTATTTTCATGTCAGTCTTTATAAAGAGTAAGTTATTCACATCTTTAATCCAAATCTCTTGAATATCGTCTGTTTCAAGCTCAAATCCGGTACGCTGTTCCCATTTCTTACAAATCGCATCTATTTTCGTTAATTCTGTTTTATCTACTGAATATGCTAACCCGTCAGTGTTGAAATTTAGGAGTTTGAATGACTTACAATCATATAATAAGTTCATAACGAGGTCAGTAAGGAATAATTGTCCAGATATTCTCATTGACCGTGCTTGCCGTGGATCATAAAGATCATTAAATTCCTGTTCCGTGGCACCGGATACAATATTTAAAGGAAGTTTTAAGGTGTTAGCTTTCTCTTTATCTCCATCCTTTTTTGCCTTTAGTCGTTCTTCGTATGTTTGTTTGAATGTTTCTGGAGATTCGGCATTACGACTTAGATAGCCGTATTTGATAATCAGGCTTGGGTAGAGTGAGGTCACATCCCTGTTTTGGATAACCCTGGTATCCGTGGATTTTTCGTGATAACAAAGCAGAGAACCGTGAACCCCACCCCAAGCGTATTTAATCAAGCATCCACCGATTTCTATTTCGAGGGCCGATTTAAACAATTCCTCGTCCGGTATAGTAGTATCATTAATAGTATTAAAGAAATTAAGTATTTTCGGGGGTATAATATCAGTATTCAAATTCGGTGGATACTTGTAAACTCTCCCATCATCCCACTTCCGGCGGTTAGCTCCGAGGTACATCGCTGTTATTTTAGCGTTGGTTGAATATAAGGATTTTTCCGGAGGAATCCCCCGCATGGCTCCGAGAGCCTGTTTGCATTTTAAATAATGCTTGCGTATTTTAACGAGGCGCTCCGTAGTATCGACATCATATTTACAGTATTTAATTGTTTTTTTAAGCTCCTCCTTAGTCAATGGTCGGTCAATGTCAAACTGTACGGAACTTTCCTCGATTGCTAACCCCAAATGCCCTTCTATGGATTTCAGCGATAGTCCTTGTTGCATATCATCCATTATGTCAAAGCTATTAAACCATGCTTGATTTTCTTTTAAGAACCAATGTTCAAACCCCATGTGACCACCAATGATAAAATCATTGATTTCTTTTAAAAGTGTATTGTCAGCACCGCAAAGCACTCCTTTAAGTATGTAATTATCATAATGCTTATTGTTGAAACCAACTAACAGTTTGTCAGCCGTCATAAATTGTTTTACGGCATGGTTATTATTATGGACGACTGTATATTCACCGGTTACTATATTTTTAAATACAAACAACCAATCGTAGAGGAATACCTCACAGTCAAATACATAAATACTCATGCTATTACCTCCAATAGTTCATCAATCCATTCGAGGAGTGTCTGTGGAGGTTTCCATGAATCCTCTCTAACTGCAAAAGCGTCACCATGTTGAATAATGTCGGGGTAGTTGTCGTTTGCGACAGTCATTGCATATTTGTTAATCTCGTAAGCATGATATTTAACATTTGTAAAACCCATTTTATCTAAGCAATACCGCCCTGTTCCGATCCCGTCATATAGTGAAAGTACGACTATTTCCTCATCCCGTGGTACATCCCTAAGAACATGATTCAATAAATGAATAATTACCTCGGCTGTCCAGCCGTTTCCTAAACCTTTATAAGCCTGCGTAGCGGATACGGCTTTACAGTAATCATCCGGCAATGTCTGCAAACGGCAACATTCTGTAACAGTCAATTTGCGAATAATGTAATAGCCATCGGGTAGTTTAATGTCATACTGTTTGTCCTTGATGGTGATTTGACCGTTTAACACTTGATATACGGGGTATTCCTTGCCATCTGCACAACTAACCGCTTTAACAGGAACATCATCTACAAACTCGATAGGGATGGCGTAGAGTCCTGTTTTACCTCCCATACCCCCACCGTTTGCGGTGAGGTTGACTGATTTACCCTCAATGCTGTATAATCTCATCGCTTGACTATTTTTAAGAGTGCCATCGGGACTCGGATAACAACCTACTCGGACAGGCTCACATATTGGGTTGTCTTTTAGAACAGTCTGTTTACGAAGCTGCTTTGCTTTCTCGCTTCTTTCGTAGCGCATACAAACTGGCTCACAAAGAGGTTCGGCTACCATTGAACCTTTATGTTTACTTAATGTATTCTCCGGATTCTGGCCTGTACTGTAATATGCGGTAAGACAAAATGCTTTACCGTTTTTATCTCCAACCGGTTCGGCGACTTGAGTTCTAACGCTTTTTTGTAAACTGTGATCAGGGGAAGCACCTTTGTAATAACTCGCATCCAAGCAGAAAGATTTTTCATTTTTACTAAAAGATGTCCCTGTTTCAAGAATATCTTTGAGTAATATCCCTCTGTCCTCCGGCTGTGTTATATCCCCGAAATTGGTTACATAAAATCTTTGCCTATTTTGTGCTGACACTAAAGCGGAATTAATGTAAGTAAACCTCGCCTTTGGATCAATACCAACCCCCAAATCTTTAGCAATTTGATCTTTAATAGGTTGTGCTGTCGATTTGTTATTCTCGTAAAGAAAAAAGTCGGGTTTAAATTTTTCTTTTGCTATCAAATAATTCTTGAACAATTCCCATCCTATACCGGATGATTCTGTTTCTCTATTGTTCTTTTGAGCTATACTCCAATGAGTACAAGGGCTACCTCCGATTAATAATTTTATGGCCATCCTTTTTCACTTCCTATCAGTATAGTCGGTATATTCATACCTCATTCATCTTTTTCCATTGTGCCGGAGCCATATTAAGAACTTTCCAACCGGTAGCTTCAAGTTCTGTTGATCTGTCGTAACTGTCAACATCCTGTGCATATCTTGTAATAGCTCCCGACAGACCGTATAATGATAAGTCACCGCCCTGTATGAGATGACCGAGAATACCATTACTTTCGTCCTGAGTGATGTTATACTCTTTCGCTGTTAATTCAATTACCTGTGGTACGATATGAGCCTCCATTTTAGCCTCAGTAGCCTCACGCATACGATTAACTACTTGTTTGAAAATTGCTTCGTTCATGGCAGCATTAACAGTGTCCTCAATCTTCATAAGGAAAGCCCTGTCGTCTGCCTCTATGGTTTCGTTGCGATAAATACCAAAATTATTGTCAGTTTCGTTAATTCTGCCAACATGGTACTTTCTCAGAGAGTTGTCAGTAACTACCATACCGTTACTACATACGAGCCTATACACCAATGGGGTAACGGCCACACTACCCAAACCAACTTCACTGTTAGTAATCATGATACCGGCCTGTACGATGTCCCCTGGCTTTACTTCTGCTTCGATTCGGGTATTAACGACTTTCAGATACATTCTGGAATCTGTCAGTTCGCAACTTTCAACACCAGCTCCTTTCATGTTCCCAATGATAGGGAGGACTGTTTGAGCAATTTCAAGGTTGTCAATCCGTCTATATCTATCCGATAGAAAAGCACGAGCTGTTTCGTCCAGTGTACGAATCATTCGTTTTGATGGGGTTCTTTCAAACCAAGCGTTGACATTTTCCGCTAAAAGTTCAGGATATTCATTTTTCATTTTGTCGTAGTATTTTGCTGGAATTTCGAGATTTTGTCCTATTTGTCGGTGAGCAATATCATTGATTTTAAATTGTTCAATTATACTATCACCGTAATCATCTTCACCGAATTTAATCATTAGTGAAGTTCCGTCACTGTTCGGAGTCATCCGAAGGGTATTGGTGTCTACTAAAAGATCCCTTTTAGTGTTTGCTTGTCGCATTAATTCGAGGGCAAGCTGTTGAAGTGTTCTACCTTGTTTCATAAATAAATACCTCCTTTAAGAGTTGTTTAATGCTGTTTGCTTCCAGCGTAACTTTTTGTATATTCGCTCATATATTCATGGAATAATTTTTCAGAGAAGTTTGTGTAATTCTTTAATGCTCGATAGATAGCAACCTCTATCGTACCTTTGGTGATAAAGTGAATATAACTACACTTGTTCGTTTGTCCTATCCTGTGAATCCGGTCTTTAGCCTGTTCAAGCGTATTACTGCTCAACGTTGGCTCAAAGAAAATCATTGTGTCAGCGATGAATAGGTCTATACCCATTGACGCCGATTGATATTGACAGATTATAACCTGTATTTTCGGATCACTCTGGAACTTTTTCCAAATCTGCTTGTCTTTCTGTTCGCCATCTAATATCACATGTTTGATTTTTAAACTGTTCAGTAGGGAAGATATAGCTCGGATTGAGTGCTTGAACTCGCACATTATGACAAGTTTTTTCTCCCATCCGTCCAAAAATTCTTCCAAAGTTTTCAGTTTCTCGCACTGTAATTCATGAATTTCAGTACCGTCATTGAGAAAACCTGAGCATATTTGCCGGAGCTTTGTCATTCTGGCCAAAGGATTTTCAGCCAGTATATCCATTTCCTCAATTGTGCTGTGCTTGTGAAGCTCCATATAGAGCTTTGGTTCTTTAAGTTCAATGTCGTATATCTCGTCCGGTAGTTTTTCCGGCAAATCCAGACATTCCGCTTTTGTTACCCGATATGAGTATTCGGATATAATGTCCTGCAATTCACCGACATTCAGATATTTGTAAGGTTTAAACCACTGATTAAGGATGCAGTACTTATCTTCAAATTGTTTATATGTTCCGAATATTTCAGATGCAATTCTTCCTCTGACCACCGTTGGTTTTAGAAATGCGAACTGTGACCAAATATTTTCAAGCTGTCCGTTGCCTATGGGTGTACCGGTTAAAATGTATCGGTATTTTGTTTTAATAGAGAGCTTCAATAAGAAACTGGCTCTTTTGCTTGTACGATTCTTTATTGTATGAGATTCGTCAAGTATGATACAATCCCATTGTTGATCATAGCCTTTATTTTTTCGCCATACACTGTCATAATTAATTATCGTTATTAAGTTTTCAAGGATCGCTTTATCGCTTTTATCAAACAGTTCACAATCTCTATACCATGCACCCATTGTTGCTTTTGGGGCGACAATTAGAGCATTTTTTATTTTTTCTTGTTTGTTTAACTCAAGGATTCTGTGTAAAGTCGGCAGAGTCTTACCACAGCCTTGCTCCATAAACAGAGCAAAACTATCATTTAATCTCATATATTGTAGAGCTAATTTTTGATGTTGATAGAGTGCTACCGACATTTTTGAATTCCCACGACCTTTCCATCATTGCAAATAACTTCGTAACCCAACGCTCGTAATAAGTAACAATTATTTAAGGTTAGTGAGTTGAGTATCTTTCTTTTTTTCTTGAACACGTTTTTCCCTCCATTCGTAAAAGTTTTTCAAATTTTCGGGGTTCTCATAGAATTGTTTTATTTTTCTGGCTGTCTCCTTTGCTAAAGCTTGAAGCTCATATGACATTACACCATAACCCCCATTTTTTCCTCGTAGTCTTTTAGAATTTTAAGGCTTTCGGTAATGATTTTTTCCGGTTTTGCTCCTTTTCGCCTACCGGATAGGGTGGAGCTTAATTCGGTCTTATCTGTATGCACTCCGGCGTTATCAAGCATGTTGATTAGCCAAGTTTGAGTTAAGGAGTTTCGCATAAGCATAAGCCGAATTTGCATACTTTCGTTTCTCAAACTGTTTCCCCCTTTCGTGAATTTTTTGTAAACTTTTGTTGACAATTGTTTTTACTAATGGTATAATAAGCAAAAGGTGATTAATTAACCATTAGATTTTCGGTTGTTCCTGCAACCGTATGTGAGTTTTTTATTGCCAAAAATCGTTTACATTCTCATTATAGTTTAGAATTTATCTAAAGTCAATACGTTTTTTAGAAAATTTCTAAATTATTTTTAATCATGGGAGGAAAGGAGGATAAATGGACGTCTTACTCAAAAATATATTGCGAGTAAAAGACAACAAAGGAATTACAGACCAGCAATTTCAAAAAGATTTAGGTTTATACGCTTCCGCTGTTTCCGAATGGAAAAACGGAAAATCCAAGTCGTATGAGAAGCACCTTGTTAAAATTGCCGATTATTTAGAAGTTTCGGTGGATTCCTTACTCGAAAAACCAGTGGCACCTTTAGATAATCAACTTAGTAAAATCGACTTTGCTTTAGCCGGAGAACTTCATGACCTTACAGACGCTGAAAAACAGGATATACTCAACTATATTCTTTTTAAAAAGACTCAAAGGGGAGAAGCGTAATGACAAGTTTAACGGACTTATATGATTTTGCTGAAAAAAAGAACATTAAAATTGATTATTTTCACATGAATGAGATCGCTGCCATATCGTTTCCAGACGGACGAATCGTAATGAACAATCAGATTAAAACTTCCACAGAAGAAAAAATATATCTTGCGCATGAGCTGGGGCATTGTGAAACAGGTTGTTTTTACAATATAAATACTGAATCAAATACTAAATCCAAGTATGAAGCATCTGCTGCTCGATGGGCAATTAAAAAATTAATTTCAAAAAAAGAATTATTAAACGCTATTTGTTCAGGGTTAAAAGAAATATGGGAGCTTGCCGAACATTTTGAAGTCCCTGAACATTTTATTAGAAAAGCTGTAGAATACTATAAATTAGAAAGGGGAAATGGATGAGAGGAGTAATATATGCTCGTTATAGTTCTGAAAAACAAACAGAGCAATCCATAGAGGGGCAAGTAAGAGTTTGTGAGGAGTTTTGCAAGCAGCACGATATTGATATAGTACAAACATACATAGATAGGGCGGCGTCTGCTTCTAAAAGGATTGAAAACCGTGTAGAATTTCTTCAAATGATTAAGGACAGCGAACGTCAGAAATGGGAGTGTATCGTTGTATACAAGCTCGACAGGTTTGCCAGAAATAGATATGACAGTGCTATCTACAAAGCTAAACTCAAAAAGAATGGAGTGCGACTTATTTCCGCAACGGAAAATATCAGCGATAATCCGGAGGGTGTATTGCTCGAATCCGTTCTGGAGGGTATGGCTGAATTCTATTCAAAAGAATTAGCTCAGAAAGTAACCAGGGGGATGTATGAAAGCGCCCTTAAAGCACAATCCACTGGAGGAACTATACCGTTAGGGTATAAAATTGTGGATAAAAAATTTGAGATTGATCCTATATATGCCCCCATCGTTAGGAGAGCTTTTGAAATGTATGCCTCTGGATTCACCATAAAGCAAATTTATAATACTTTCAATGAAGAAGGGTATAAGACTAAGTCTGGAACCAAATTCGGATACAATAGCTTCAAAGCCGTATTTTCAAATAAGAAATACATAGGAGTATATACTTATAACAATGAAGTTGAAATTGAGGGTGGGATACCCGCTATTGTGGATAAGGAAACATTCAAAAGAGTACAGGAGAAATTAAAAAAGAACCAAAAAGCTCCGGCGAGGGGAAAAGCATTAGTGGATTATTTACTTACTGGAAAATTATTTTGCGGCCATTGTGGACATTCCATGGTAGGCGAAAGTGCCAAAAAATCCGACAGGCATTATCATTATTATGCTTGTCGGGGTAAAAAACGATATAATTTTTGCGACAAGAAAAATGTTCCGAAAGAATCAATCGAAAGACTGATTGTAGAGAGTACAGTTAATAAAATATTGACCGATGAAAATATAAACCTTATAGCCGAAATTGCGATAAAGGAACTGGAAAAAGATAGAGAAGAAAATACTTTAATTCCGGCGTTAAGGAACGAATTAAAAAACATTCAGAAAAGTATAGACGGTTTACTTAAAGCATTTGAAATGGGGGCAGTATCGGAGAGTCTGACCAAGCGTTTAAATGTATTAGAACAACAAAAGAAAGATACAGAAATTCAGTTAATTAAAGAACAAAAATCATATCCGGCATTGGAGAAAGATCATGTTATTTACTGGCTTGAGCAGTTTAAAGATGGAGATATCAATGATTTTGAATTTCAACGGTATATTATAGACTTACTTGTAAATAAGGTTTTTCTTTTTGATGAGCCGGACGGTGTAAAAATTACAATAACTTATAATCTTATAAAAGAAGCACCAACAGAGATACGATTATCGGACTTAAAAAGTTCGGATATGACTCCTCATGGTGTACCACATTAAATCAAGGGCTATAAGATTCCAGCCCTTGATATTTTTTTACCATATTATTTTTGGGGATCATTCGAAACAGAAAGAAAAAGATAACAATAAGAGTCGGAAAATTCGATATATATTTATAAAAGTGGTAATAATATATTGTAGACAAAGATGCAATTTGTTTTTAATATTCTCATATTGTATTAGTGTGGATAACTAGTTATGACTAGTAACCGGTGAAATATTGTAAATATAATAGCATTATGGTACAATTATTGCAATTGAACGTCTGAATTTGCTTTCACTTCGATGATAAATTATAAAATAAGTATTGTTTAGTTTTTGTGAAAGAGGGTAATGTTATGGCTACTAAAAGCATTCTGAAGAATATTAACATAAGAGAAAAACATATGGGAAGAAGTTTAGTAAATGCATTGGAACGTGCTGAAAATAAATCAGTCAATGAAGTGACAATAAGTAAATCTTGTTCAAATGTAAGAAGAGATCAGATAAAAACACTTTTTGGAGTTAAGCATGGAGATTAGCGCATCAGCTAAGGGTTACCAAATTATCAATTTGGAAGATATGATTTTAGAGCTTGGGGAGGATATGACAAAACATATTCTCCTTAATTTTTCATGTCCGTTGAATCGTGACGTCAAGAATGAAAATCTGATAACAGGTGACGAATTATTAAAAATGGCTTGTGATAAAATTAATGAAATACAGTTAATTGCTGGTGGAAGTATTGTATATATAGAATGTGAAGACGTACAAAAATTAAAGGAATTTTATCTAAGGAATGGTTTTGTAGAGTTTGGCAGAAGAAAGCTTGATAATGATGAAAAGGATGATTTATCGGGGGAGTATCTTATACAGATGGTTAAATATTTACATAAGGATAGAAAAACATTATAAAACAGGAAATTAAAGGCTGAGAGTTTTCTTTAAGAATGAAAAACCAGCTAATATGATAAACGAGTGGATTTTGTAAGTTAAGAACATTAAAGATAAAAATAATTGTTTCCAATCTGCCGCTTCATTTCATAGATTCCTCAATTATGTGCCAGCACTGTATTTATACAAGTTAGTAAATACTCACTATGGTATCTTTAAATTGTCTGAATTTTAACTTATAAATAACTGTTACATTTTTAAATTTTATGTGTCTAAATTAGTGTAGGTTAATGTGAAGCGATCGCATTTCACAGGAGGCTTCATTTATGGATAGGGATATAAAAATTGTTAAAAAGGTTTTAAACGGTGAACCCCAGTACTTTGAAGAGCTGGTGTCAAAGTACCAGGGCAGTATAATACGGACTTGCTATAAATTTGTTAAGAATGAACAGGATGCAAAAGACATCGCGCAGGAGGTGTTCATTAAAATTTACAACAATCTTTCCTGCTATAAAGAATACAGTAAATTCTCTACATGGATTTACAGAATTACGGTGAATACCTGTCTGAATCATTTAAGGAAAAAAGACCTGCTTAACATCAGCTTTTGCGATGATTTCAAAACTGAATCGGAAAATGAACTAAGGCAAGGCATGTTTAATGCAGGAGGCCATCAAAATCCGGAAGAAGCAGTTGTGGCAAAAGAGGTAAAGATGCTTCTGGAAACAGAGCTTGAAAGCCTTGGCGAAAGGGGAAAACACATATCCGGATATAGAATTAAATATGGAATGCCATTTAAAAAGATTGCGGATAAGGTGGGCGGAACTGAAGCGTCTGCCAGGATGAGCTTTTCAAGGGTGAGGAAAAAGCTGACCGAAAAGCTTATGCAATATAATAAAGGAGAGTGAGACTATGCTATGCAAAATGATAGATGAATTATCGTTGGAATATATGGAGAAAGAGCTTGGAGAATCCCAATCTAAGAAGCTGCTGAACCATCTGAAAAAATGCGGAAAATGCATGATAAAGTATAATCTTATAAATGGTAATTACACTCCGGAACGGAATATCGGTGATTACGAAAGCAGGACTATATCTTCATATATAAAAAATAACGGGGATATTGCCAAAGAGGTTATGAGCAGAATTGATAAATCATTGTATGAAAAAAACAGGATTAAAATACGAAAAAAACGTATCATTATTGCTGTCGCATGCCTTATGATCATCCTGACTGCTTCCATTAATGCAAAAAGCATTCACAAGACATACGAGGAACTGAAAGAAATAATGTTTGTAAGTAAAGAGCGGCTGATTGAGAACCTGACTAAAAACATGAGAATCAATCAGCTGCTTGAGGATGAAGATTATATAAAGCAGATTTATAATAAATTTTCCGGTAATATAGAGGCTCATATTGACGGGCTTAAAACAGGCATGATAAAAACTTTTGAGTATGAAGAGGAAAATGGTGTTTTTCTCATTGCCGCGGCAAAAGGCAGGGAGGGTAACTTTATAACTTACGGATTTAAGGATCATAAGATGTTTCATAATGACTACAACATTGAGATTGATCAAAAAAGAGTAAATCCATTTTTAAACCGGGAATATTTCAGTTCAATTGACGATTTGGTCAAATCCGGGGAGATGGCGGTTTATCCTGGATATGTTCCGGATGGCTATGAATTTACCGAATGCTTTCGTAATCTGAGCAATACTTTACGAACGGTTGCAATAGCTTATGAAAACAGTGAAAACAACTGGGTTAAATTTGGTTTTATAACCGGAAGGATAGCAGAGGGTGACGGAGGACCAGGTGAGCTTCTTGAGATAAACGGAAGACAGGCGTTTTACAGCGAACAGGTCAATTATGGTAATAAATTTAATCAACTGGCGATTTATCTTGGCGATGGAATGCGGTTTCCCACATTAGTTGTGAGTTCAAATGTACTGGGTAAAGGAGATATAATTAAAATAGCTGAAAATTTGGAGCTGGTAAACGAGGATAAAAACAGTATCGAAAACAATCCGGATTATTTTGTTAACATAAAGGATAAGAGAATATTGGATTATGCAGATGAATACATGAGATACATTAAGAGTGGAAAGAGTGATTTTTCTTTTAAAATAGATGAAAATACTGAGTTTTACAAGCGCAGTCAGGATAACACCTATAATATTTCTTATAGTAATACAAACTATAATGATATCAGGGAATATTTATACACACCTTTGAAAATCGACAACAAGATACTGAATGAATATAATCTTGAATTCGCTCAAGTAATCGGGCAGCCATATGCCGCTAGTAAAAAAGAAACATACCATTTTAAAAAAGGCGACAATAGGTTAACTATCATGATGGATGTTATCGGGACAACAAATTCATTTACCAATAAAGTGGATGCGCTCCTTGATAATATTTTTGCTTCTGAACATTGCTTTATATATCAGCCTTTTTATGGCAGCTCGGATCAACTATATTATTATTTAAATGTCGATGATTATAAGGAAATCAGAACCGTATTTGAAGAAGATGGTTATTTGTACAGGGTAATGTTTGTAACAACCAGAGGAGACCTGCTTAAAGATCATGACTCAGTACAGCAATTTATTGATGGCATTGAAAGTAATAATTAA